TTATGCCGCTGGTGGTTCCAATACTTCTGCGTCTGGCGGTGGTTTATCTGTAAATGCAGGAGTTTCGGCTGGTGGCGCAGCAGGGAACAACGTTACAACAGGAGCAATAACTGCTTACACGGCCGCACGCGGTCTTATCTGCGGCGGTGGCGGTGCAGCAGGAACAGTGGGAACTTGCACAGGCGGTAACGGTGGCACTGGTGATTTCTTTGCAGGTGGCACAGGCTCAACAGGAACAGGAACAGGCTTTGGTGGTGGTGGCGGTGGAGCAGGGCGTACAGGCGCTGGCTCAAACGCTTCTGCTAACTCTGGCGGCAATGGTGGCTCAGGCGGTGGTGGTGGCGGTGCTGGAAGCACACTAGGCACTGCAGGTTCAGGCGGTAACGGCGTTGTTTATTTATACTACTAAGGAGAAAATATGCCAATAAGATACGAATATAACTCGACTTGCCGCAATCACTTTTATATGGAAACACGCAAGCCTAGCGATGCTCAGGTAGTGACCAAGTGCAATGTCTGCGCCCAAGGCGAATATGTTTTGAGCAATGAGGTAGTTTTAGAGGATGTGCCAGAGCCTGTGTATCAGGCTGCGGTAGAAGCTGAATCAGAGGATCTACCTGTAGAATAAGGCTATGAGATTCCACGTCATAAGCCTGCCACATACCCAAACAACTAAAGATTACGTCAACTGCGCCTATACCGAAAAGGTGAGACGCTTTTGTATGATGATGAAGAGCCTAGGCCATACGGTCTACCTCTATGCTAGTGAAGATAACGAAGCGCCGGTAGATGAGTTAATCACCTGCATCACTAAAGAACAGCAAGCAGAAGCCCTAGATGGTAAGCACTACACTGAAGCTGAGTTCAATAATGAACTACCTCACTGGCAGATATTTAACAACAACGCTATTAAAGAGTTAGGCAAGCGCCTACAGCCAAAAGACTTTATCTGCCTAATCGGTGGCTATTCACAGAAGCCGATAGCAGATGCTTACCCAGACTATATGAGCGTAGAGTTTGGCGTGGGCTACGGTGGAGTCTTTAGCAAGTACAAGGTCTTTGAGTCTTACGCTTGGATGCACAGCATCTATGCAATGTTTAAGAATCCTACCTTGGTAGATGGTAACTTCTACGATGCGGTAATTCCTGGTTACTTAGAACCTGAGATGTTTCCGTTGCAAGAGAAGAAGGAAGATTACTACCTCTACGTAGGACGTATGGTAGATCGCAAAGGTTTAGTTGTAGCACAGCACGTCTGTAAAGAACTAGGACTCAAGCTCATTATGGCTGGTCCTGGTAAGAACCCAAAGATTGAATACGGCGAATGGGTAGGACCTGTCGGTCCAGAAGAACGAGCAAAGTTAATGGGTGGTGCTATTGCCCTATTTGCTCCAACACTTTATATCGAACCTTTTGGCAATGTAGTAATTGAGGCGCAAGCCTGCGGTACTCCAACGATTACTACAGACTGGGGAGCCTTTACTGAGACTAACCCACAAGGTGTTACTGGATATCGTTGCAGAAATGCAATGGAGTTTGCAGTAGCAACAGAGTGGGTCAAGGACTTAGACCCAGTAGCAATACATAAGAGAGCAGTAGCGTTGTATTCACTAGATGCTATTGCACCACAATACGAGCAATACTTTGCACGACTGCTAACTCTATGGGGAGATGGCTGGTATGAGAGGAAATAATGCCAACACTGAATGAAATGATTGATGAGGTTCGCTCATCTCTAGCAGGCTACACCCTGCGTCAAGATAGAATCTCCTACCTTACGGCAGCGATCAATACAACTGATCTTGCTATGACCATTGGCTCATCTGCCAACCTTGCTAAAGGTGTCATCGAAGTTGATGACGAACTGATCTGGATTGATAACTTCAACCAGTCAACTAGCACACTCAACGCAGCTCCAGGCTTTGGTCGTGGCTATCAGGGAACATCTCCTGCTCCTCACGCACAGTATGCCCAAGTAACCCTTGCTCCAACTTTCCCACGATTGATGATTAAGAAGGCTATCAACGATGTAATCAATAGCCTCTATCCTAAACTCTGGGCCGTCTCTTCAACTACCTTTACCTTTAATGCAAGCCAGACAACCTATCCGTTGCCTGATGATGCAGAATCAATCCTGTATATGTCTTGGCAGACCACAGGCTCAAGCCAAGAATGGCTACCTATCAACCGCTGGCGTGCAGATCCAATGGCTAACGTTGCAACCTTTAACACACAGAACACTGTAAACATCTACGAGAACATCCAACCTGGTAGAACAGTACAGGTCTGGTATACAACTGAACCTACTACTTTAGATAGCAACACAGATGACTACGCTGATGTGACCGGACTACCTGGATCTTCAGCGGAGGTAGCAATCCTTGGTGCCTCTTACAAGTTGCTCTCATATCTTGATGCTGGTCGTATCAACCTAAGTTCAGCAGAGGCTGATCTTAACGATACCAAGATTTCAAGTAGTGCAGGTGTGGCTTCATCTCGCTATATCTATGCTCTATACAACCAGAGACTTAATGAAGAAGCACTTAAACTGCAAGACAAGTACCCAATCCGAATCCACTATACCAAGTGATGAAAAGATGCGGTACTTGCAAAGAAGAAAAACCTTTAGAAGAATTCTATAGAAGTAAAAATGAGATGTATGGAAGACACGGACGTTGTATATCTTGTGCAAAAGTAAGATATCTTTCAGATTCTGCCAAAGAATCAAAGAAAGCTTACAATAGAGCAAGAAGTAGAAAACATACTACTGGGTTTACACAAGAAGAGTTTGAACAAAAACTTGAAGAACAAGGTGGAGTATGTGCCATCTGTGGTACAGATAAACCAACTTCAATAAATTGGCACGCTGACCATTGTCACGAAACAAAAATAAAACGAGGAATTCTATGCCAAAAATGCAATATGGGTATAGGGCTACTTAATGACAATACTGAGTTAATGGAGAAAGCAATTATGTATCTAAACCAATATAAAACAAATGAGGTAACTTCGTGACCAGGGAATATTCAAGCATTAGCGTTGAGACAACGCTTAATAGTGGTATCAATACTACCGCTACTACTATGACAGTTCCATCAGTTGCTGCTGCTACAGCCTTGCTTGGTGGCGTAACCCTTGATCCTGGCAACGTAGATATCTTTACCGTTGCAATAGATCACGATACTGTTAATGAGGAAATTGTTTATGTCACTGGTGTATCTGGTGATACTTTTACAATCAGTCGAGGTCAAGCAGGCACAGGAACTGCTGGAGTATCTGGTATTACTCACAATGCCGGTGCATCTGTTAAGCACGTGCTTACCTCAGAAGACTTGATCTTATTCCGCAATAGCGCCTCACCTGTATCATCCTTTGCATTTACTGGATCTACATCTGGAACTACTACAGTGCAGGCAACTGCAGTAGCTGGTACTACAACGCTTACGCTACCTGCTGCTACCGATACCTTGGTAGGCAAGGCAACTACAGATACGCTTAGCAACAAAATCTTATTAAGCCCAGAAGAGCGCACTACAGTATCTGCTACTGCAGCAACTGGAACTGTTAACTTTGATGCAGTTACTCAAGGAGTTCTTTACTACACAACTAACGCCTCTGCTAACTGGACACTCAATATTCGTGGCAATTCAAGCACTACTCTTAGTTCACTGCTTGCTGTGGGTGATGCTATAACTGTTACGCACCTAGTTACACAGGGTGCAACTGCTTATTACAACAGCGCAGTGCAAGTTGACGGTTCATCTGTTACTCCAAAGTGGCAAGGTGGAACTGCTCCAACTGCAGGTAACGCATCATCTGTTGATGCTTATGTCTATACAGTAGTTAAGACAGCAGCAACACCAACCTACACAGTCTTTGCTAGCCAAACGAAGTTTGCATAATCTATGAGTCCGATACTAGGAGCAACAGGTGGGTTATCTGCTAGGGCTTATGGATTCACTTCTGTTATAGGTGCAACTAACTCTTATGAGTCTATCTCTACAGTAACAGTTGGCTCAGGCGGTTCAACTACTATTTCTTTCAGTTCAATCCCTGCAACCTATAAGCATTTGCAGATTAGGGCTATTGCAAAAGCAAGTGGAACAAACTTCAACCCTAAAATGCAGTTCAACGGTGATACAAGTAGCAACTACTCTTGGCATTATATTTATGGTGATGGAAGTACCGCCGTAGCAGGAGCAGGTGCAACTCAAGCATTTATCTATAATAGTATTATTTCTACAAATGCCAGTATGTACAATGGATTTGTTATTGATATTTTGGACTACTCTAATACATCTAAATACAAAACCACCAGAGAACTTAGTGGACAAGATAGAAATGGTAGCGGAGAAATTGCTTTATGGTCTGGAAACTGGCGTTCAACATCGGCAATAACAAGTATTGCATTTTCTAATGGAACATTTGACCAATACTCATCTTTTGCACTCTATGGAATTAAGGGGTAATAATGCCATCAACTTATGAAAAGATAGCAACGTATACTGTACCAAGTGCGGCAGCATCTTATACTTTTACCTCAATATCACAAGCCTATACTGATTTAGTTTTAGTATTTGCCGGAACAATGACCTCAGCAGATTATGTACAATTTCAAGTAGGTAACGGATCGGTTGATACAGGATCTAATTACTCTAATACTGCCTTAAAAGGAAACGGTACTTCTGCCTCATCTAACAGAGCCTCTAATTCGTCAAATATATTTACGGCTGAACCAATGAATACTAATCAAAATAATCTTATTGTAAACTTTCAGAATTACTCTAACACTACAACTTACAAAACTACTATAATGAGATCCAATACACCACTCACCGATGGTGGCGCTACGGGTACTGTCTCATCTACTGTAGGTTTATGGCGATCTACTTCTGCTATTAATACTATTAAGATGTATACTTTTGCTGGTCAAACATTTGCTACGGGATGTACATTCACTCTCTACGGAATAAAGGCGGCCTAATGGCGAACACATTCAATCTAATCTCTGCCGTTACCGTGGGAAGCGGTGGTGCGGCAGACATTACCTTTACTTCAATTCCTGCAACCTATACGGATCTGTGTTTGAAATTGTCTGTCAGGTCTGACCAAGGTTCCGTTGAAGCGCTTACCTTAAACGTCAATGGACAAGGTGTTGGAACAAATATAACTGCACGTTTTTTAGATAGTGGAGCAGGAACTCCGAGAAGTGGCACAGCAATAGTGGCAGGAATTATTCAAGGAACAGATTACACATCTTCTACCTTTAGTAGCAATGAACTATATTTCCCAAATTATGCTTCTGGAAATCAGAAAAGTATAAGTATTGATTACACTACAGAAAATAATGCAGCAGCTAGTTACACTGGTTTTTCATCTCTTTTGTGGGCGCAAACTGCTGCAATAACATCACTTGGCTTTACACGTTCAGGTGGTGGCAACTTTGTCCAATACACAACCGCCTACCTATATGGAGTATCAAATGCCTAATCCAACACGAATCGAAGTAAACTGTACTACTGGTGAAGTTCTTGAAATTGAACTTACTGATGCAGAAGTAGCAGAACTTGCAGTGCAAGCAGAAGAAGCAGCAGTACGTAAGGCAGAAGAAGATGCTGCACGTGAAGCACAAGCATCAGCAAAGGCTAGCGCCCAAGCAAAGTTAGTAGCACTTGGACTTTCAAGTGAAGAGATCGCAGCAATAACAAACAACTAAGGAGTAAACGTGCCATACGGCTCTGACATCACCGAGGGAATACCCTATGTACTCTCCAACCCTGCTGGAACTACTAACTATACCCAGACTGGAACATTCTACGATGTAGCCTTTTCTGGACTGCCGTTCTTTATTGCAGCTTCTGAGATGCAACCTTATCGTCGAGTAACAGCGCAGTATCGTAAGCAACAGATTGACCAAACGCGAGAGCCTGGTGAGCAGACACTCACCGGTTGGTGGGTCAGATCTCAATCCTCGTTCCACTTCGGAGCAGGTATTAAGTATTTTGAGCCTATCCAAGAAGAGTCGCTACGCTTTCAGTATACAGAATCTAAGGGTTTAGATGTCTGGACTAGAGGACAAGCAACTCTACTTAACAGCACAGTCAGAGCTGAGGTTGCAACAGCAACCAACCTATCCTTGTTTGGTGCTAGAGATACCACTAACAACGTAGATGCAGTTGTCTTTACTGAAGGACCTGATCTAAAGAAACTGACTATGAGTGGTGATACACCTACTGTTACTACCTACACCTTGGTAACTTCTCCACATACACTTGATTTTATTTCTTTAACCTCTGATGGTAGTCGGTACTTTGCAGCAGATAATGCTCGTATCCATAGAGGTAATATCTTTGGTACCACATCTGATGGTCATTTGTACGATCTTGTTGGTCCAGTAACTACAGTAGTACTGCGCTATGCAAAGCAACGTTTACTCGCTGCAGTTGATAGAGATCTATATGAACTAGAATCTAACAAGGCAACCACTCCAGGTGGTAACTCTCTACCTACTGAACTCTATACACACCCAAACCCATCTTGGATATGGACAACCATATCTGAGGGACCTGCTGCTTTCTATGTTGGTGGCTATGCTGGATCTCAATCGTCTCTATACAAGATTACACTAGATACTGCTACTCCTAACTCTCTAGGTTTCCCAACGCTAGAGACACCTACTGTTGTAGTTGATCTACCAGAAGGTGAGATACTCAATGCCTTCGATGTATACCTTGGTACCTTTGGAGTTCTTTGCACCAGTAAGGGTGTAAGAATTGCAGTCGTATCTGCCGATGGTGACGTCAGCTACGGACCATTGCTAATGAATACAGAGTGCAAGAGCGTAACCTTCAAGGATAGTTTTGCTTATGTAACAACCCTACAAGGTACTGAGTCAGGTCTGATCCGTATTGATTTATCACAGCCAGTAGTTCCTAACAGCCTTGTCTTTGCCTACGCTTGGGATGTTTATGCAAGCGGTGAGACTGCTAACCCAGTATCTGCAGACTTCCTTGGATCTACCGACAGAGTTGTTTTCGGTGTACCAGGTGATGGAATATGGATTGAATCTGAAAGCACCCTTGTAGCAAGTGGATACTTACGTACCGGTTATATCCGTTACAACACACTTGAGACCAAGATCTATAAACTACTACAAGCTCGTATCAATACGACTAATGGTGGTATCGCTATCAGTTCTGTTGACTCAATAGATACCGAGTATAACATTGGTACCTTTGCACAAGGAACAGTAGTTCCTGAGATCAACGTAAACTACCCAACTACTGCACAAGAGTATCTAGGATTTAAGTTTACCTTTACTCGATCAGCAACCGACTCTACTAAGGGACCGCTATTTACTGGCTATCAGTTGAAGTCATTGCCAGCAGTTCCACGTCAGCGCCTGATCCAGTACCCAGTATTCTGCTATGACCACGAGAGCGATAAGTTCAGCAACGAAGTGGGCTATGAAGGATCTGCTTACTCACGATTGTCTCAACTAGAAGCTATTGAAAATGTTGGTGACACCATCCGTATTCAGGACTTTAGAACTAATGAAGAATACCTTGGCATCATCGAAGAGATGGACTTCATCAACAAAACCCCAGAGGATAAGAGATTCTCTGGTTTCGGCGGAACACTCCTCATCACGATCAGGACGGTCTAATGCAAGCACAAGACTATGCAACAGTAGCGGTAGCAGTAGTAACCATCATTGGTGGTTTTGTGGCTGCAGTTAACTGGTTAGTTAAACACTATCTCAATGAACTTAAACCCAATGGTGGTAGCTCGTTAAAGGATTCTGTTAAGAGACTAGAAGATCGTATTGATGATCTATACAAACTGATAGCGGAGAAGTAATGATTCCATTAGCAAAAAAGGCCACACCTGCTGCTATAGCAGTACTGCGTCAGGCTACGGCCCTATGGCCTAAGCGCAACAAGGCATCAGATGGATTGCTACCTAGCCCAGCACACGTTCATCAGAACCCTAACTCAGATCACAACTCAGGCTTTGCAGTAGATCTAACTACTGATCCAGGACACGGTGTTGGCTGTGCTGTTATCTACCTAGAGTTACAGAAAGATCCACGTGTGAAGTACCTGATATTCAAAGGCAAGATCTGGTCAAAGGAAAAGGGTGAACGCAAGTACACCGGTTCCAACCCACACGATAAGCACCTACATATTTCGATCAAGGAAGAGTGCGGTAACGATACTTCTCCTTGGTTCCCTTGGATGCCCCATCCAAAGGCCATCAATAAAGTGAAGGCAGCAGTTAAGCCTTTACCTAAGAAGAAGGAGAACAAATGAAAATCAATCCAAAAGTAAAATCAATGCTCGCAACATATCTTCGTGCAGGAGTAGCGTCAGTAATTGCGCTATACCTTGCAGGAGTTACTGATC